TCACTAATAAAGGTTACTGCTGCTAATCTACCACATGTATTATAACCTGCATTTGTATCAAACAACAGCCATTGTTCCCAATGAGTAAAAGGATCATAAGGATTATCTACGGTTGTGACACGTATTTCTTTATTTTTATTCATAGTAACACTCATAGATTTATGCTCCTTTCAATGTATTAGACACGGTTGTGGTTGATACGCCTAATGCTTTAGCTATTTCTGCAGTAGTATAACCAGACTTAGCCATGTTTTCAATTCTTCTTATCTTTGCAGGGCTTAGATTAATAGTTGCTCTAGGCATAGCAAACTTTCTTAAGATGTCTATATTAGCATTTGCCATAATTTGTTCTAGTTTATGTGTGCTTATTGCACCTGCTTGTATAGCATCCCATTCATTTTGTGTTATTTCTATTTCTCTTCTAGATGCACCAACTTTTATTCTTGCTTTACTCAATTCTTGTTGTCTTATCTTCTTTTCTTCTTCGTTAGTCATTCTAGGATTGTCTTGTTTCTTAATTCTTATCATATGAGCAGCTATAGTTTGTGATTGTCTTTCTTTAGGTGCGTTTAACAACGCTAAGTTTAACTTTTCATCTAAAGTTTTAACCTCATAGTCATATGTTGATCTAGCTGATGCTGAATAAGGTGTATTAATTATGGATAGCGTGGNTTTTCTAGCCTCATTACCTAAAGCTTTTAGTTGATTGGCGTATGCCGCATATGCTTCCTCTTGTGGTGTTCCGGATGATAGTGTTCTAGCATCTTTTGTTTCAGCCATCTTAGTGGAGTATATTGTAGCTTTTGCGGTTTTTACTTTTTCATCAGTAACTTTAATGTATTTACCATCTTCACCTTTGTAGAATAGGTTGTTGTCTTTGACTATAACGGATACTTTTTTAGATTCGCCACTAGGAGTCTTATACAACGTTGTCATATACTCTCGATTTGTATATGTGTATAGTTTTTCACCAGTATCTGGATCAAAGTATCTTGTTCTTTTATCTTTTTCACTATAAAACTTATTTGTCTTTTCATCTAAATAAATCTTATTTTCAGGATCAATTAAAGTTAATAAATTACCTGAATCTTTTGCGAAATAGGCACCCAACTTTCTCTCATTAACAACTTCTTTAGACTTAGCTTTTGAAATTAATGTTGCTGCTCCCATATGATGACGACCAGTTTCGGGGTCGATTTGAGATTGGTATTTTTTGTGTAATGCTTTAATACCATTATCTATTTCCGATTGTTTGTAATCCAACTTATGTTTATTAGCATCAATAATAACCATTGAATGTTTAACCGCTCTGGCTAGTTCTTCATTAGTTGCGCCTATTAATGTCATGTCGGTAATTAAATTAGAGATAACACCCATTTGTGTTTGGGTTGATGACTCTTTTAATATCGAATACTCTTTTCCTCCCCGATAATAATGTTCAACACCATTAACAATTCTTGGAGGAGCGTCTGGTCCATAAGCCAATTTTGTATCAAATCCCTCTAAATCTTTTAAAGGCGGGGTTGATTTAATCTTAATTCTGTCAGTTATTGGTATAACCATTACAGTATCACCATCAAAGTCTGCTCCAGACATTATAGATGCTACTTTGGAATTAATACCAATTGCATCGGTTGGTTGTGAGGTCATCATATTAATACCTTCTTTATTTCGGTTATTAACCTTTAATATTGGTATTTCAAATGTACCGCCATGTGGATATCTTACTAAAGCTACTTCAGATCCATCATCTAAATGAGGAGCATAAACTTCATTATCTTTTAATGAGTTGACTGGTAAGATAACTTTGTATTTGGCGCCGGGTAATCCAGCAGCTTTTAAATTTACAGCAGCGGCATCACAATCATCCGCAAAAGATATCAATAAAGATTTCTTTACAGTAGGATTTGTTAGTGACATTATTTCGTCAAACTCTGCTACTTTATCCTGCATTGCAATATCAATTTGTCTGTTTATTAGTTTTTGTGGTTGCTTGGAAAGGAATTGAGCAGAGATCTCTTTAGACCATTCGCCCCAATCTCCTTCATCAGCTCTCTTATTAATAACAGAAAGTTGAGGATTTCCATCTTTATCAATATACATTGATTGGCCACCATTCTCTTTAATGGTTGACCCGAATGGATTATCTGGATCATCTTTTATTTTTTTCATTACATCTAGTTTTGGAGTTCCTTGTTTTTTATTAGTGTTAAATATAACATCTACTCCATCTGGCATGTTGTCAGAGTATACAGCCATACCTTTTAAATAATGTGTTCCATCAACTAATATACGAACTTGTGAATAATTGGATGTTCCTAATGAAATATCATCAACACCTCTTCTTAATTCTATAACACCATCTCTATCAGATCCACCTTCTTCAGCATATCTTACTTGAATTCTATTTGAATCGAGACTCGCTGGGTATTGAAAGGATGGTTTTAGTGTTTTACCATCATCATATGATGTTACATCACTAACCGAATTAATTTTTTCATAATTGTATATTTCTTTATGTGGTGTTCCAGGGGGACATAACACTTTCAGAGTTGTTAATTTACCTTTATTAGTTGCTTGAGGAACTCTATTACCATGAACAACGTATCCATCTAATTTTAATATTTCAATTGCTTGATCCATTTTTTCTTTAGATACTTTTAGTTGTCTTGGTACACCAACACCAATATCAATCATGCCTCTTTCATCAACAAGATTTTTTAAAGTATTGGCTAAGTCATCGGCTATATTCATTCTAGCCTTTGATTCTTTATTTAATAATGATCTAACGGTTGATTCCCCTTTTAATCCAAGTCTATCAGCAATTTCTACATTACTAATACCTTCTTCTTTAAGGGTTTTGGCTTTGGAATATAAATCATTACGTCTTTCTTTTTTAGCAAGGGATACCAATGCTCGAAGTCGAGTACTAGAAACACCCATAGACTTTGCTACTTCTGATTCAGTTAGACCCTCTTTTTTAAGTTCTTCAACTCTACTTAAAAAGTCGTTACTATTTTGATAAGGATTATCTCCACTACCCCAAGGATATCTTCCTGAATGTCTAGGAGTACCATAGTGAAGTAATTCTTCATCATCTATAATGTCTTTAATACTGTCGTCGTTCATCTTCTATACTCCCTTTCTAAATATTTAATTATCATTTTATTTTTTGTTACAATAAGGTTCATAATCCCTTCTATTTCTGTTGGTTCAGGAATTAATAAAATTATTTCTCCTTTTTGATATATACGTAATTCAGTAATAAAATCAAAAGGATTCTTTTTATACTCTAAACAAAATAAAGCAGCATATATCATTAACTGATCCATTTTTGCCGGAGTTATACCAGACTTGTAGTCGCTTATCCTTAATATTTTATTATATTCATCAAATCCTATTGCATCGCTTGTTCCGAAGCAACTCATCGAATAATATAATATTACTTCGGGGGTTAATCTAAAACCAATTGCATCATTTACAAAAGGTAGTAAGTCTAGTAAAATTTCTTCTGAATCATATGAACCTCTTGGAATCATTAATTTCGATAATGTTAAATCAATAATTTTTTTATCAGACTTAGCAAGTTTTATTCTGTTGTAGATTAAATCTTTTGCTAATTCATGTAGTGCTGTTCCGATGGTTTGAGCAAATTGTCCATAATATCTGTCTTCGAGTGTTTGATCATCCCAACGCAACCAATGATAAGTACTAGCGCCTAAAAAGGCATGTTGTCCTTCTAATTTTGAATGGTCATTAAATATCATTACTGTTCTCCTTTTTATTAAAGGTTTCGACATGTTTTCTCAACTTATCAAAAACCTCTTTTTCATTTTCAGGAAATATAAAACTTGAGAAACTCATTTGATTGTGTAGATCAACATAATATGGTTGATTGGGTTGTTTTCTTGCTTTGTTATGACCCTTCGTCTCTAGAGTCGCCCATGTTGTTGGACACAAGATTACCAAATCTGGAATTCCTTGAACTTCATTTGGATCCAATCTATGAATATTACATTGTGGAAATTCTTTCTTTAACTTACTTTTTACTGTTTTTTGATATCCATTTCTACCAGTTTCTCGCATAAATATTCCTTCCTTCTTCCGGACAAAATTAAAAAATAAATGTGAATGTTTTATTTTTCGGCAATCATCCTCTTCTCTCCATAAAAGACCATGTATTTTGTGCGATTTATTTAAAAATCATTTTCTAAGAACTTATATTGTTTAATATGTTCTGGAATTATTCTAATTATAGTACCTTGTTCATCAACGGTTAACTTAACAAACCATGCTCCAGATTCGTTTGCGATTCTTTTTCTCTTCATCCAAGATGATTGTGCCATTAGCGATGGTACTTCAAAATAATGAATATTTCTATAAGGAAAATATAAAGCCTTATGATGATGACCTACGAATAAAATATTTGGTTTATCTCCACCGCTTATCGAATCCATATACTTTTGTCCACTATATGAAATAGCATAACTAGATCCATCAAGTGGATGAAAAATATCCATTCTACAGTTTGGCGTTAATTCAATCTTAGCATGTCCAATTCCTAAATATTTAAAATCTGGTCTATTTTTAGCAATCGCCTTACCTATGTTGAAACCGCCATTTTTAATATGCGTTTCATCATGATTTCCTAAAATAAGATGTGTTGTTATACCTTCTCTTTTTGGCCAATTATCAATAACATATTCTGCTTGTTCATCGGCACCTATTAATCCTGGAATTAATTCAAACACGTGTTCTGGTCTATTTTTATAATATCCATCAACTATATCACCACAATGATAAACATCTTTAATATTTCTTCTAGCAGCCTCATCATAAATATACTCTGTAAAAGATTTTTGTTGTTTTCTACTAGCCCAATGTGAACATGAAATAACTACAAATTCAAACTCTCTTGTTTCACCTATAGAATGAACATAACTTTTAGCTTCTACAAACGGTTTTTTATCAATAACGAAAGTATTATCATATTCATTATGCACTAATAAATATCCATCTAACTTTAATGATTGAATAAGTCCAAGCGCCTCAATATTAGATACTTGTAAAAATTTACCAATATCATCTATTGTTTTTGGTTTGGATAAATAATTTTTAAGTTTTTGTTTTTGTTCTTCCACATCATAATTTGCTTTTTGTATGGTCGTAAAAATATTAGGTATTTCTTTTTCTTTAGTTCTTGGAAGTTTAATACCGGGACTACCATATTTTTTCATTCTTTTAATACCACTCTCGTATTGAGATTTCCATTGTTTGGGTGTCAATCCAACACCAAAAAATTCATTTAACTCTTCTGCAGCAGCAATCCATCTTTTTCGAACATCGGTGTTTTTAACATGAAATTTCCTTACTTCAAACAACTTGTTTAAATCTGCATCTGACTTTACATACATTGTACTTCCTCCCGTGTTAGTTCGGCGTTAACCGCAATATCAAAATATAAGAAGATATGTAAGACATACCAATACGGCATTCTTTATCTTTCTCCATAAAAGACCATGTATTTGATGCGAATATCAATTTGTGTCAAATGTCAAAAATTTTTATATATTTATTTTAAAAAATTATTTTATTTTAAAAAATATTATGAAAAAAAGTGACACAATTGACACAAAATCACACACTCACCGTGAAAATTGCGCAAACAAGCCCTTTTTTTACCTAAATTCGACGTTTTTTTGTGTCATTTCCTGTTCCAAAAGTGGCACAAAAGTGGCACAAAAGTGGCACAAAAGGATGTTTTTTACAATGTTTTTTAAAAAATATAAAAATGTATGTTTGAA